AATCAATGAAAACGAATAATACGTTATCACTGGTTAATCTGTTGTTAAGCTCCAAACTTACTAGGAGTAAGCTTGACTCTTCCTTGTGTATTCCTTTGGGGAACCTAGAGGCTCTTTTTCCATCTTGTGAAAAAGGTGACCTTCCATTGGTTCTGTCAAAGGCACTCGGAGGTGCTCAAGTAATTGTCTCTCAAAAGAATAATGTCAAGGACAATATGTGCAAAGTTATTTTCCCGAAGGATTGTAATCCCCTTCCAGCACTGAAGGCGTCAAGAGCGTTCTTAGAACTCTTGTACGATTATGATTCTTGTTTCTATATTAAATTTTCCCATTACAACCAACTTTCGTTGTATCGTTCGACGGTCAGACTTCCTGAGTCTGAATTCTTAAAACAGATTAAATATCTCACTGTTTTTCCGTTCGCTAAGTATTTAGATAATCCTGTTGAGGAGTCTAAATCACAAAACCCATTTTTATTTACAGGTAAGGTTAAGAATTACTTATCACGAAGAATAATGGGCTCTCATTCCGCAAAGACTACTCGTTTATGGTGGTCTTGGTTACAAGGCGCGAAGAGAGGGTGTGAATACGCCGACAAAATATATGTAGAGGAGGCTTACGAAAAACATCGTAAGTCACTCGATAGCAATCCTCCGATCACTTCAGAATACTTTCTTCCAAATTTCCGAAGAAAAGTAGATCAGTTTACTAGAGGATTCCACGCTGAGGAGGAACTTTATCAAATAAGTTCTTCTGCGTGCTATGAGTCAACCCGGTCTGATGGGGGGGCTCTAACATATATTTTAGGTGAGCATAATGATTTGGTATCATTAGACTCGCTTCCTAACTCAGTAGCTTATGAATTTTTGTTCATGAGTGAATGGAAGGGGCGTGTGCGTAGTCACTATGGATTGGTAGCTCCCAACTTAAAACAGTTGATTTCATATTGCAAATTGAACACACATAATCATGTGAAGGTTCAAGCTATTCTAGAGCCTCTTAAGGTTAGAATGGTTACTAAAGGTAACGCCTGGGCTTACTGGTATAGCAAGTACTTCCAGAAGGCAATGTGGAATCATCTACAAGGTTTTAGTCAGTTTGAGGCGACGGGGCGACCAATGGACAGCGATTTCATCTATAGGATGATCGAGAAA